GTCTTTATAACAATACTACTGTCTCGATTAAGACTTGGATACAATCTACTAACATTGCTATCAATAAATGTAATAGTGTTTGGTTTATCTATATGTTGCTCAATATCCTCTATATTGTTTATAAATCCTAGACGATAGTCAGATACTTTTGATTTTATGTTTAGTATGTTGTGCATGAAAAACCTCCATCTATAATAATATTTTGACCATTAACAAAAGTATTTTCTACAGTCAATTGGTAAACTAGTTTTGCAACCTCTGCAGGTTCTCCTAAGCGACTTGCTGGTACATTGTGCAAAATGTTAAGAATTTCTTTTGGTGTATTGTTTTTAAGAGTCAATTCTGTTTGTATAAACCCAGGTGAAACGGTGTTAGCTATTATGTTAAAGTGTCCATACTCAGCTGTTATTGCTTTTGTTAAAGCATGAAGAGCATTCTTACTTGCGCTATAAGCTAACCTAGCTGGTTTTGCTGTATTAATCCAAACACTACCAATATTGATAATTCTACCATATTGTTTACTAATCATATAAGGTAAGCATTGTTGTACTATCTGTAGCGGGGCTAAATAATTAACTTGCATCACAGTGTTGTCTACTATACTATCTAAATGTTTAATTGGGTTAATTCCAGCACAATTAATAACAATATCAAACTCACAGTCTTGAAGTTGTATTGGTTGTGTAAGATCTAATTCAGATCTGCTTGGTGCTGAGACAGAATGACCATTGTAGATAAATAAATCCACAATGGCCTTTCCAATTCCTTTAGAACCTCCAGTAACTAATACTTTCATTATTTGAATGATACAGATTGGTTAATACGATCTTGAATCATTTTAATTCTTTTAATATCTTGATCAGCCATTAATGTATATTGTTCATGTTTACACATTAACCACTCATATTCAAACATCTGTGCTTTTGATAAAGCTTTTGATAAATTTTTTAATGTTATTGATGGATCAAACATTGCATATCTAGTTTCAAATTTATCAAGTAATCTTTCAGAATGTAGTTTTTTTAAAAAATCTAATGAATCAATAGATATAGCACCACCTAAACAAGCCTTAAGTCCTTTTTCTTTAGCTTTTAAAAATACTCCGTAAACCATTTTATAAACTTCCTCACTATTAACATAATTTCTATCTTTTTCTAAAGATGATACTAAATCTACTCGACCAACAGTAACACCATATAGTTCCTTAGCTTCATCTATATCCAACATCTTAATAGCATTACTAACAGCTGTAACTGTTTCAATATTAATATTAAGTTGAGTTGCAGATAATATATCCTTAGGAATATATAATTTGGTAGCTTGAATAAACTTTTTTAAACCAAACTCTGATTCTATCATAGGCGCTACTAAACCTTTTACACCTATAATTTGAGCATCTTTTATATCTCTAATTGCTTCAGGTCCACCTATTTTTAAAGTAATTTTAGTTTTTGCCTGATTGCATATCTCTTTAAGGCGTATAGTTTCATTAAATAATGCTCCTTCATCTTCAAAAGAGGTTTTGATACCTACTAAACCTTCATTTTCAATAAGATCAGTTAGGATTTTTACACATTTAAATTCTCTTGTATTCATTTTAATTTATTTTTTATGTATAATAGCAACTCTGTAAGCATTTAAAATATCAGGGAATATTTCTATTTTACTTATATTATTTTGTAAATATATTTTTTCATCATCAGTTAAATGTTCGTTATCCATTACCCCTGTGTCAATAAACTTTCTTAATGTATCTAGTGTATCATCATTATCACTACAACAAGTAGGAATACCACGTTCAGTCATGTCTTCTAGTATATAATACCCTCCTGATTTAACATATGGAAATAGACCTCCTAGTGAAATTATTTGATGGTAATGTAAGTGAGATCCATCTTCTAAGATAAAATCAAAAGGTTTATTTCCAAAGTTTTTGTACATTTTTTTAAAATCTTCTCTATTGCCTTGATCACCTTGATAAAATTTAACTCTATCACTTTCTAATTCTAGATGAGTCATGTCCACTATGTCAAAAGTAAAAATATTTGCTTGGGTAAAATAGTTATACCACATTCTAACTGAATGTCCTCCTGGAGTTCCTTCCATGCATATACCTAATTCAAGCATTCTTATACCTTCATGTCTCCATTTATTTAAATAGGTATCATATAAAGGAGCATATCCATGTACTGTTCGAGCACCATACAAAGTACCTTTATCTGTTTCATATTTATTTGCCAAATCATCCAATGTTAATTCTTCCATTTTATTTTATTTACCATATAAATTTATTGTTATAGTATTCTACAATTTTAGGTAATTCCTCATCAAAGTTCTTTTTTGGTTCCCAACCTAGTACTCTTAGTTTATCATCATTTAATGCATAACGAACATCTTGTCCTTGTCTATCACATGATAAATCTAGATATTGTCTAAAATTCTCATCTACATCTCCTTTATAGTATAATATAAGAACTTTTTTTATAGTATCCAAATTACTTTGCTCAAATCCTCCACAAATATTATAAATTTCATTTTCTACTCCTGATTTAATAATTGTCACAACTGCATCTGCTGTATCTTGAGCATGAAGCCAATTTCGAATAGGAGTTCCATTATTATGTAATGGGATTTTTCTTCCTAATTTAAGACATTTGCATGCTTTAGGAATAAGTTTTTCTACATATTGACCAACACCATAATTATTAGTTGGTCTAACTATAATATAAGGTACTTTATGAGTTCTTCCCCAAGCCATTACTAACATATCAGCAGCTGCTTTTGTAGCTGAATATGGATTAGATGGTTTAAGTAAATCATTTTCTGTGTGATCTCCTTCTTCAATGTCTCCATATACTTCATCTGTACTAAAATGAATTAGAGTTGGTTTTTTAACATTTTCTCCTCTGTGATTTTTAATAAGTTCTAATAAGTTGTGAACACCATCAATATTTGATTTAACAAACTCAGTACTACTTGCTATACTATTTCCTACATGAGTTTCAGCTGCAGTATTAATTACATAGTCACAATCATATAAAAATTTTAAATCATTAATGTCACAATGAACAAATGAAAAATTATCATATTGTTTAAACTCATTTAATAGATCTTTATTAGCAGCATAAGTTATTTTATCAACTCCTTTAACATACCATCCTTTTTGAAGACATGTTCTTGTTACATAAGATCCTATAAATCCTAAACAACCTGTTATGTAAACTACTTTCATTTTTTAAAAAATTCTTTAATTTTATTACAAACGTAATCTACATCCTCAACACTCATTCCATGGTGTGCTCCTAATAGAAATCCATTTTTCATAATTGCATCTGCGTTAGTAAAGTCTTGCAAGTATTCTCTATAAATTGGATGACGAGTAACATTACCCGCAAAAGTAACTCTAGTCTGGATATTATTTTTTTCTAAAAATGTTAATAATTCTAAGCGTCTTTCTGTTTGTAGTGGAATAGCTAACCAGTTAGGTTGTATACTATCATCAGGTAATAATAATTCTTTAACATCCTTTAAGTTTGTTAAGTAGCGTTCAAAGTTTTCTCTTCTTTTATGTTTAAAAGTTTCAAATCTTTCTAACTGCACTAATCCAAACGCAGCACTCATCTCACTACATTTAAAATTATAACCTAATACTCCATATAAAAATTTATGATCATATGGAATGCCATCTACAATATGATTAAAACGATCATCCATAACCTCTGAGTTATCACCCATACGACCCCAATCTCTATACTGCAATGCTCTATCAACATGCTTCTTATCATTAAACATCACCATACCTCCAGTACCTCCTGCAGTGATGATATGACTTGCATAGAAGCTTGTAGTAGCTACATCAGTATCCTCTGTAAGAGTGATTGTGTCTGCTGAATCTTCTATCACAATAATATCACTTCTACCAATACTAATCAATGATTCTTTTAATAGTTTCCAGTTGGGTTTATTACCAATTAAATTTGGTACCATAATTGCTTTTACTTCATTGTCAATTAGTGCCATTATGTCATCAACACTTGGAACATAGGTATCTAAACCTACATCAACAAATACTGGCTTAAATCCTAATTGGATAATTGGAGCTAATGTGGTACTGAATGTGCACGCAGGTGTTATTACTTTGCATCCCTTAACTAGGTCTAATGCAGCTAATGCCAATAAGCAAGCTGAAGAACCTGAGTTTACAAATACACCATACTTCTTGCCAAATCGTTTTGCTATTTTTTCTTCAAATTTAATTGAGCGAGGACCAAATCCAGCTAACCATCCATCACGTAAACAAGCTTCTACAGCTTTAATTTCTTCTTCTCCATAAGATTCAAACTTATTTGGAGCATACCATACTTTTCTTTTTGCAGTCATATTATATTATATGTTTTAAGTAAATTTCATCACAACCTAGTGATGTAACAAATGTGTAATTTTTAAGAATTAAAAAATCAAAAAATGTTTTATCATAATTATTATTTTCAACAGTAATTATTTTAATATCATATTTATTAAAATCTATAGTTTGAAGAATTTTTAATTCATTGCCTTCAGTGTCTAATGACAAAATATCAATTTGATTTTGATCAACTATATTTTCAAATAAATCACATTGTACATTTATATAATCAAATCCTTTTGATTTATCTTGGAGTTCATTATTTATTCTTAATACAGCATTATCATCAAATTCTTCTACTAAACCACTTAACATATCTGGACCGTCTATAATTTGAAAAAATTGAGATACTCCTATATTATTAGACACAGCTTTTTTAATACATTTACATTTACGAGTTGATTGTAATATTTCAAATATTTTAGGATTAGGTTCTATGCATACTCCATCCCAACCTAGTTCTTCAAAAAATTTAGAATTACTAAATGTTATTCCATCATGGGCTCCAATATCAACAAAATATCCTTTTGTTTTATTTATAAAATAATTCTCATAAATAAATTTATCTTGTTCAAATTGTGAATAATATTTCATATTAAATTATTATGTTTAAATATTTCTATTATTTTATTTACTATATTTTGTTCATAATTAACATATTGAAGTGCTTTTTGATAATTTTCTTCAATAATATTCTTTTTAGAGATATAATAATCTTCTGTTAATTGATTAGAAATATAAATTAAATCATCTATGTTTTTAAATTTAATTATACCTTCTTTATTAAAGAAATCTTCTATGTTTGAACAACCCCAATATGTAGGAATTATTTTTAATAAAAAGCAATCTAGTATCTTTTCAGTAAAATATCCTCTATGAGATGTGTTTTCAATGGCTACTCCAAACATTGAATCTCCAAATACTTCTTCTTTACCTATTCTAGCACTTTCAATATTGTGTCTATCTCCATATACATCAAAAAACTTAGTTGGTATTTTAATTTCATTTTTTCTAGCTAACAATTCATGTCTTAAAGATTGACCATATGTTTTTAATAATTTACCACATAAATGAGCTACTTTAAATTCTTTTTTATGTTCTTTTTCATATTGATCAGGTTTAAACCAAGTATGACCAAAAGGTAAAAATACAGCATTTTCACAGTTGTTTAATATTTTATCATCCCAAGTTAATATAGCTGCAAATGTATCTTTATTTTGAATAGCCCAATCATGTAAACCAAAATATTCATTTGGTTCTTGAAGTACTAGAATATTAATTGGAGATAAATCATCTTGAGATTTAGGAATATCATCAACAAATAAAGAAAAATCTATATCCTTTAAATGAGGCATTTTTGACTCTACAGTTTTTTTATCAAAATGATTTATGAATAACTTCATAATGTATCGTAAAAATTGTTTTGTTTTTCTTGCTTTGCTATTGTTTTGTGGTGCAATAAACAGTATTCTAATGATGGTGGCAAATTAGCATATGTATTAAATCCTGATAGACGCTCATGTACTTTATTTATCCAAACAATTTTAGAATCATTTTTGTAAATTCTCCATTGATAATCAGGAAAATTTATCCAATTATTTTCATTCACATTCCACTTCCATTTGTTAACATGTTCTTCAGTTAATCCATCTACTGTGTTGATTCTAGCAACTAAGTAAACTTCATTGTTTAAATTGTATTCTAAAATGTCAGATAAGTTTTGAATTAATGTTTCACTAACCATTTCATCAGCATCTATTTGAAAAATATAGTCTCCTTTACAGTAACTATTAAGTTTGTTTTTCCAATTGGCAAAGTGTCCTTCAAATTCTCCTGGCCACACAACCATGTGATCTATGTTGTGCATTTCATAATGACGCAGAGTTGATGTTAACTGTTCATTAGCTTTTGTTATGTCCATTAACACTACAATTTCATCTTGCTTTTGCTTGTTTTTAAGAAGAAGATCAAGTAATCTTATAATTTCTTCTAACTCATTACAAACAGTAATTGCATAACTAATTTTCATACTTTAAATATATAAAACTTTTATTGCTTTTACAAATTATTTATTAATCTTTTTTAGGATTCACTAAAATTTTATTTTTTAACTTAATGTATTTAGGAGGAATATTATCATAAGTCCAAAATGCTGAAGATCCATCGTACACAGCAAAAGCAGAATCATTATAAAATTTTACCTGTCTTTCCTTTATTAAATTTTTAGCATCTATTTCTAGTAAATAATAATATTGAATTAATTTTCTTGTTTCTTCAGGCCAAGTCATCCATAATTTTATAGCAATTTGTTCAAAATATTTTTTAGGAATTGATTTTAACACATATATTCTTTCAGGATGAGGTGCAATTTTTTCTTTATTTTTTGGAGTTAATCCCATTAATTCTACTTTTTCATATAAAATATCAGGTATTAAATGATAAAAATAATCATATTTATCAGAATTAATCATAATATCATATTTTGCTTCATATTTAACATGCAAAGTATTACTATTTTGACTAAGTATTTTTAAATTTTCTTCTGAAAATCTTCCTGACTTAGTTTGAGATGAAGGATTTTGAATCCATGTTGGAAACCAACCAAATGAATCCATAAAAATATTTATGTCTTTTATATTTTTAAATTGAGTTTTGGAAAACCAAATGCCCATTTTATATACTTTATAATCTTCTTTATCTACAAGATATGTTCTTATCTCAGTAGTTTGATTTGGAAATCTTTTTAATAATTCTTGTTTAGTTTTTTCATCATTTATGGTTTGAGTAATAAATTCTTTAATTGTTTGCTGTTCACATATTGAATTATACAAATTCCAGACCCAAGTATCATTTAAATCTTTTAATTTTGGATATAAATCTTTTACTTCATTTAACTTTTTAGTATAATTATTCATATGCTTTACAATAAATATATAAAATTTACTCTGGAATTACTCCTATGTAAGATAAAGCCTCCATAAAATCTTTCATTTCAAAAGACTTCATTGTAGTCATGTCCATTCTCCATTTGTAAAATTCGCCTGGTTTGCTTTTAATTGGATACTTTGTTTTTTCCTCCTCTGTTACTTCAACAGCTTTTACTCCTGCCCATTTAGCATTTTCTTTAGATGTGCCATTGTAAAATACCATACCTTGTTGTGGCACATTTATAGTAGTAGGCATCCATATTAAGTTGTCTTCATCTTTAAATGTTGAGTCTTTATACAGTTCAGGCAACACTTCTAGCTGTTGAGTGTAAAATTCCTCTCCTTCTTTCATTAAAGAGTTTGTTGTGAATCCACATCCAAAGCAAGAATATGTTTTTATTGACGTAGAGTTTTCTACAACATAGCATGCATCTGAAGAGCAGTGTTTACATATAATTAAGTTGTCTTTCATATTTTAGTTAGTTTTGGTAATTCAATTTTTTTCAATTGTGGTAATTTTAATTGTATTTGTTTTGGAAATTCAGGAATTAGTTTTAAGTACTCAGACATTTTTTCAGTCATTTTTTCAAATGAGAAATTTTGTTTACAGTAAAATCCTTGTCTTTTTCCTCCATCAACATAGTTTTTATAATTTTCAAACATGTCTTTTAAGTAAAATCCTACTTGACCTGTGTCAGGTGAAAACCATGAACCTTCTTTCAACAACATGTTGTTTGCAGCACTTGGATGAACAGGTGTTAAAGTACCATTGATTAAAGTTGTAAATTCTGGCTTTAAGAAGTCTAAATGGCCACTGAAGTTTGTTGTTATAATTGGCTTTTTACTTTGAGTAAATTCAAGTAGTGGTCTTCCAAATCCTTCACCTTTAGTTAATGATACCATTGCCTTTACTTTTACATGGTTGTACAATTCATTTACTTCTTCATCTGTAAATTCTCCGTGCAACAAGTAAATGTTAGGCATGTCTACAGTAGCACATGTTGATTTAATTTGTTCAATTCGTTTTAAAATTTCATCACGTTCCATGTATGATGAACCTACTAAAGATGTTTTTAAAATAAGAGCAGGTTTTACTTTTTTATTTTTAAATGTTTCTATAAATGCTTTAATTAGCAGTCCTACATTTTTTCTGTCTTCTCCTAAGTCACCTGGAAGCCAATGTCCTAGAAACAAGTAGCAAAAATCTTCAGAAATTGAATCTAGATTGCCTATCTTTTTGTTAGGCACTTCTAAGTGTTTGTAAATGTTTGTGTCTACACCTTCAAATATAACTTCAATAGGTGTTTTCATTTCAACAATACTTTCTACTTGTTTTGTTGTGTCATTTACTTTTTGAAATTTAGACGCTAAAAATGCTTTTTTAGAATGTTCTGATGACACTAATGTTAAGTCCATTCTGTTCATTCCTTCAATCCATTCAGCTGGCACCATGTTTATTTCTAAACCTGCAGTTATGCCAATGTTGTATTTTCCTACTTTTTGAAATTCATTTGGCACAGTAATCCAAATCATAACATCTGGCTGAGTGGTAAGTTGTTGTGGATAAAGATATTTGTTTAAAAAATGCCATTCAGGATTGTCTTCAATAAATCCATTTGGAGTGTTTCCCCAATTGCAAGGTATAATTTTAAAATCCCATTCATCTTTTTTCAATTCAATGATTGACTTTACAGTGTCTCTACTGCGTGCGCCGTAGCCTGAGAGTGTATCTATCGCAGCATAAATAACACATGTGTTTTTACTATTCATAAATTTGATTTTTATTTAAATATAACTAATTTTCTTTATACTTCCAAATGTAACCTCCAGCTGTTTTTTGTCTTCCTGTTAAGTGAGACCCAACATCTCCCTTTACACTCCTACTAGCTTCAGCTATACTATTCCATTCCTTTATAAAATTTCCTTTTAAATCAAACTGTAGTATTTTCTTATTCACTCCTCGATCCCATGTTATTTTTCTCCCTTGTAGTGATTTAGATATATTTTCAGCAGTGGTTTTACTAATTTTATTTGTTCCGTTTTTAAGTTTAGTTTTTTGTCTCTTAGAAGATATAAGTTGTTTTTCTTCATAAGATTTAGAACCCCAAATTTCTTTCATTTTATTACTTTTCTTAATACATGTTTCTTCACTATGTTTTTTACCAGTTAGCATTTGAGAATATTCTTTTCTTAACCGTTCATAAACTCTTGAACCTATAACATATGTATTTTCTTTAACTTTTTGTTTACCTATGGTCATTAAAAATAAGGCATGTCTAAGTTTATATTCTTTAGGATATATTTCACAAAGTAACATATGGCATAAAAAATGTTCCTTAGCTGTTAATTCAGCTATGTTTTCCTTTTCATCAATACCACCTATACACTTAGGTACAATATGATGTTTTTCTTTATAACCTTGTATTTGACGAGTTTTAGCGCGTTCTATTATTTGACTGTAAATGTTTTGATAATCCATGAGGCACCTTATTTTATTATAAATATGTGTACCTCATGGAATAATACAATTAATATATAATTTTATGATTTAATACTCTTTTTTCTACATTTTTGGTGTTGATAAGTTCAAATTTTGCTCTTGGCTTCCAAGTTGAAAACAAAATGTCTAAATATTTAATGATTCTTTGACCCATTTTTTCTCCTGTTAATCCTGCTTCATCACTTAAAGCCCATTGTCTACCTTTCAATCCTCTTGCTTTACGTTCTTCTTTATTTAAGTCATAAACGGCTTTAATTTGTAATGCTGCATCTTCTGCTGTGCATCTGTCGTCCCAAATGTATGGAGTAATAGGAGAACCTTGAATTGATCTGCTAGTTGGAAATACTGGGAAGGCCCATTCTCCATGTTCTTTAACTGTGCCATTGTGGTTGGAAGGAAAATCAGCGTCCAATTCCATCCATTTTTTATCTTTTACAAAACGCATTTGGTCTTGCATTCCTCCTGTTACATTTGCTATAATTGGATTTCCACATAAAATGGCTTCTGTTAATGCCAATCCCCAACCTTCATTGCTTGTTAGCAATATTTGAGCGTCTGTTAAGTTGTATAAATAGCTCATTTGTTGAGGATTTAACATTCCTGGTGAAAACAAAATGTTGTATTTTTCATCATCACTAAATAAGTATTCTTTTACTGCTGCTAAATCTGTTCCATTGTCGTCACATATTTGAGTGTGTAACATTATAGCACAACGTTTTGCTTTTTCTTTAGGCAATTCATCAATGAACAATTTATATGCTAGTAAAGTGTCTGGAATTTGTTTTCTGCGAATGTTTCTTGAGTTGAAAAATAAGACAAAGTCATATTCTTTTCCTTTAAACATTTCATTTTTAAATTTAACATATTCAGGATTTTTCTTTTCCTCATTAGAAAAAGGTCTGAATAAATCATGATTTAATCCATGAGGCACATATTCAATTATTTTATCTTTTACTTTATCTCCTAACACTAACTTGTTGATGTTTACAGTTTGTTTAGAAATGCCTAACAATGCATCACATGCTTCATAGTATGGTCTGTTGTACATTGGAGCTGGATAGTTGTCCCAAATGTTTAAGTAAACAATAGGAATTTTTCTTCTAATTTCATTTTCAATTTGAAACAGCCAAATGAAATATCTTGGATCAGTGATTAAAAATACAGCATCAGGTTTTTCAATTTTAATAAGTTGTCTAATTAAATTGGCGTCACCATATCCATCTACTGGATAAATGGCAATTGAACTGTCTGTCAATCCTGTGTTGAGATTAGTGTCTTGAGAAATGTCTAATTTTTTACCTTTGTCTGGATGATTTAGTGCTCCCGCAACTTGTATCCAGTTAAAGTGTTGGGCTGTGTTAAGAACCATTTCTCGAGCAACCGTTGCTACTCCTGAGTGTACTCGAATGTCGTCACAAATGAGCATGATTTTTTTCCTCTCATTTTGAGGCAAATAGGCAAAACTTGAATTCATATAACTTATTTAGTGTTTATTTATTGTGATTAGTAACTTGTTTTCTAAATTCTTCTGAGTTAAGATACAAATCCATTGCTCGATTTACAAGCTTATTTAAAGAAAATTTTCTTTTAATGCATTCTATTTTAAAAGTGTCAAATATTTCTTTGTTAACTTTTACTGATGTGAGTATTTCATCCATAGTATTATATATTGGTTATATATAAATATATGTATTCTACTTTAAAATCGCTTCATTGCACAACTCCTTATTTAACTTGTAAGGACAGTATGCACAGGCCCATTTTGATGGTGTTGCTTGATGACTTACAGTCTTATATGAACCATCAAGATTAAATGTTTCTTCTATAAAAGTGCTCAATGCTGTTTTAGCTTTTTTAACTTTTATTTTGCCATTTGCAGGATTGAACTGTTGAATGCGTTTTTGAGGAAATTCACTTTCTTCCCATATTTTTCTTTTTACTATAAAAAATTCAACATCTATGTTTTCTTCAGACACTCCAAACTGTTCACTAAAAAATGACTTGTACAACAATATTTGAAATTGTTTAACTTCATCTTTCTTTTCTTTGTCTTTCCATCCACGAGTGCTAGTTTTTATGTCGTATATAATGAATTGCTCTGTAGGTTCATGGTATAAGACTAAGTCAATAAATCCATTGAATAAAACGTTGTTATGCGTTTTATTTGGCGCAATAACAATGGGCATTTCAATTCCTACTAAATGCCAATCTTTTAAACTAAAATATTCACTTCGCTTTTTCTTGATGAAGTCTAAAATGGCTAAACCATCATCATAGAATTCTCTCATTTCTTTTGGACTGCTAAAGTGAACATTTTTGTTGTCCTTATAGCCCTTTGCATAGTTTTCTCTAAATCTTTCTTCAAAGTATTCTTCTATGTTTATGGCATCTGCCTTTACTCCACTTTCATTGTACATCACAGACAGATAATTTTGCAGTGTTTCATGCACTGCAGTTCCAAAAGTCATGTTGATAGAAAAACTAGGTATTTTATGTCCTTCCTTATACTGTAAAGACCATTTTTTAGGACAAGATAAAAACATTGACAGTTGTGAGTAAGATATGCTCTTTTGAAAAGCATAGTCAACAGCCACTGGCTTAAAGTCCTGTATTTTCTTTATGATGGAAGGAATTTTTTTCATATTATTTTTTCCACAATCCTCTCTCTACTAACTGTGCTATAATACCATAGTTAGTGATGTCTTGATAAGTGTCTGTTAACGCTTCATTTTTAGCAACTTGTTTAGTCATGATAAGATTTTTCCATCTACTCACTTTATCATTTAGTCTGAAAAACAGACCTGTTAAAGCGAATTGTTTTTCTTCATCATTTGCCAGTTGAGTGCCTGCTGCTACATTAGTCATTCCATAGTCAAGATGTTTTCTAGCAAACAGTTCATACTGTTCTCTAATGATTTTCTTATATCCATTTGCGATGGTTGGATATTCTTCTTCTAGTTGAGCTATAACTGATAGTTCAGCGTATTCTTTTTCTTCTTTAGCCATTTATTAGTTTTTCTAGATATTTTTTAATTGCTACTATTTTTCTACGAATACCAATACCATCAGTATTTCCTAGCTTAATTAGAAATTCATTTAATTCATCTAATTGAGTCTTCATTTGATTAGTTTTTTAACTTGTTTTTCATCAACTCCCTTACTTAGCAAAACATTTTCCAGCCATTTATCATCTGTAATTTGAATGTATTCTTCTGCTTCAACTGTTGAACATTTAAAATATTCAGAAACATGTTGGAGTACTTCAGGTGATAAGGTTTTTTTAACAGTTGACTTGATGTAAGGAGAGTAAGTGTTTTTACTTTGTGGAATCATATAACAGTACACTTCATACAATTTTTTAGGATCTTGAATGTTTAACTTTTGAATGTAGTTAGCAATGTCAACATACTTTGGATTCATGCTTAAAAATTTATGAATCATGTATATGTTAAACACTTTTCTTTGTTCAGGTCCAAATGTGTCCCAATTTGGCTTTGTGTCAATGATTGCTTTAAGAAAATCAAAGATGGTAAATGTCTTTACTTTACTAGATGTTTTTGTCATATTATTTTCCTAAAGTAAAACCAATGTCTTTATAATCATCTCTAATTTCTTTAGGAATCATGTCTAAAAGAATCTTGTTAGTGTTAACGTCATACATAACAGGAATTGGAATTAAAGCATCCTCAGCTGTTCCTGCTAGAAATTTACTCATTTTTCTTAAAACCGCTCCTTCAGCTAGTAGTATTGGTTTTCCATCTTCTGAAAGAATGGGAGTGGACTGAGTGATGTCCATTTTCATTTTTAATTGTTCGTTGTTCATATTTGTTTATTTGATTGTTTCTAAAATTTTACCTATGCAGGCCATGATGTTTATTTCTTTGTCCAAAACAAAATGAGCGTGATACATATGTTCCTCCAAAGTACATATAATTGTACCTTCATTTTCTTTAGCATATTCATTTAATTTATTGTATAAAAATTTATATAAACTTTCAAAGTCATCTACTTCTGAATTTGCAACAATTTGCCTTATAACATTAAATGACTTGATAGATGGTTTTTTGAGTTCTTCTAATATTTTTACTTGATAGTCATTAGATTCATTTATTGAGTTGTCTAATGTTAAAGTTCCATCAATAGTGTACTTTTGACAGTTGTTGATGATTTTTCTAAAGTCAGGATAAAACTTGTTTACAATAGTGACTAAATCAGGAATTTCATATTCAATGTCTTCCTTGTCTAAGATGATGCTAACATGTTGTGCCACTACTTTTTTACTTGGAGGAGACAAGTCAAATTCTTGACATCTGCTTCTTAAAGGTTCAATCAATCGTTCTGCATAGTTTCCTGTTAAAATAAAACGAGTTGTTAAAGAATATGTTTCCATCATGTTTAACAAAATAACTTGTCCTGCTTGTAAAATGTGAGTTGCTTCATCTAAAATCACTATTTTAAGTGGCTTAAATGATCCAGCAGCAGCAAATGCTCCTACTTTGTCTCTCATAATGTCAATTGATCTTTCATCAGTTGCGTTGATGTAAAGAAAGTCACAGTCAATGTTGTTGACTAATATTTTTGCAAGTGTTGTTTTTCCTGCGCCTGGTTTTCCTGCAAATAGGAGGTGTGGAATGTCTTGATTGTCAATGAATTCTTGAAATTTTACTTTCACTTCATCTTTACAAATGTATCCTTCCAAAGTGTCTGGACGATACTTTTCATTTAATATTGTGTGTAACCTTTTTGACATAACTTATTTTTGTAACCTTTTTCTATAATCTCTAATGTGTGCGGCATTTTCATAATCTTCTACATTAGGAAGCACAGCATATTTTTCCATGTCCTTAAGTAGCTTATCAAAGTCACCTTTTAAGTATTCTAATTGTTCTTGTAAAAATATTTTTTGACTCATTGGAATGTTTGAATTGTATATTTCAGGATGCATTTTATATTGATTTTTATACAAGAGTCTTGTACTGTATTCCATAACTTTTATAACCCAATTTCTTTTAATTGTTCATATGTTAATGGTTTAATAGGTTTAGGTTCAACAACTTTAGGAAATGTTCTTTTAAGTGGATCTTTTTTAAAAGCATATCCTGTAATGTCAACATATCTAAGCAATTCCTTGTCACCATCAATTGTTATGCCAGGTACTTTACCTCCAATTTTGATCATTGCTATTTTAAATCCCATCTTGTGAGATAACCATTTAATTATTTTTATCATAGTATTTCAATTAAATTTTTACGCAACATTTCATCTATTTTACTTCTTACAGCATTAGGATGAGTGTTGAGATATGTTTGTCTATATTCCATAGGACCTACACTTTTACACCATTCATTTAAGTCGTCAAATGTATTTTGTTCATATGCTCCATCAGCGTACATTCCTGCATCTGTAATTAGAACTTCTAATTCAGACATTTTTTCCCAATTATCATACTCTGGAGAGTTTTCTTCTCCATATAGTAAATTAAGACGTTCTATTTCTTTTTGGGTGTTTTCTTTTAGTATAATTTTCATAACTTTTATTTGACTTAAATATATGTTAAAGGATCTTGGAAGCCAAACTAGTCTCCGTAAATGTTGAATTTTTTAGGCGGTTCAGGAGCCACAATTTCATTTGTGATGATGTATATTTCTCCTTTTAAAGGCGACAGTTTAAAGTCATAAGCCGTTTGAGTTTTTTGATAGTATGCCTCTAATGCTTCTGTTAGAGACTTATGTATGACTTTATCATCAATCAACTTCCAAGAATCTCCTGGGGGATAGCGTTTAGCAATTAGTGTGTAAACTTCTTGTTCCATGTTTTAGTACATTTGAGGTGAAGCTGTATCTTCTTTTTTGTCATTGTTTACTTCTACAATTGCTGCTTCTGTTAACAAAACTGTACCTGCAACAGATGATGCATTTTCTAAAGCATTTCTTGTTACTTTAGTTGGATCAATGATGCCTGCTTCTTTCATGTCTACAAATGTTTCACTTTTAATGTTGTATCCTTTCCAGTTGTTTTTTCCTTCCATTTTGTTGATCAACCTGTAACAATCTCCTTCAGTGTAGCCAGCATTTGTTAAAATTTTCATAAATGGAGCAAGACATGCTTCTTTAACAATTTTTTTACCAATGTGAATGTCTGAACTTAAGTCTTCTTTAGAAATGGTAATGGATTCTCTAGCGTATAACAATGCAGCTCCTCCTCCTGGTACTATGCCTTCCTCAATGGCTGCTTTTGTAGCGTGTAAAGCATCATCTACTCTGTCTTTAGTTTCTTTCATTTCTAATTCACTATTTCCTCCAACATGTATAATTGCTACTCCACCTATAAACTTTGCTAAACGTTCTTGTAGTTTTTCTTTTTCAAATGGTACTGTTGACTTGTCAATTTGCATTTGCAGTTCATCAATTCTTTCTTCAATTTTTTCAACTGTTCCTTTACCATCAACAATTGTTGTTTGGTCTTTAGTTACTGTAACTAAACGAGCGCTTCCAAACCAGTCCCAAGAAAACTTGTCTAACTTCATTCCTTTTTCACTGCTAAACACTTGTCCACCTGTCATTGTGGCAATGTCTTCTAAAATGAGTTTTCTACGATCTCCAAAGTCAGGAGCTTTTACTGCTGCTACTTTAATTGTGCCTCGAATTTTGTTTACTATAAGTGTAGATAAAGCTTCTCCATCTATATCTTCAGCAATGATAAACAAAGATTTACCTGTTGATGAAATACTTTCTAAAATTGGCAGTAAGTCTTTTACTTGAGTAAATCGTTTGTCTGCAATTAAAATGTATGGTTCTTCTAAAGTGCAAGTCATGTCATTGTTGTTTGTGACAAAATAATGTGACTTGTATCCTCTGTCAAATTGCATTCCTTCTACTGTTTCTAAATATGTGTCTCCACTTTTAGACTCTTCAATGTGAACTACTCCTTCACGACCTACTTTTTCCATTGCTGCTGCAATTAATTTTCCAATTTCAACATCATTGTTTGCAGAAATTGTTGCTACTTGTTCTAGTTGAGTTTCTGAAGTGATGTCTTTGGAAATGTCTTTGCGTAAAGCTGTTACTACTTCTTTTACAGCAGCATCTATTCCACGTTTGATTTCTACTGCATTTGCTCCTTTGTCTAGGTAAGTTAAACCTTCATTTATAATGCTTTGTGCTAGTAGAGTTGATGTGGTTGTTCCATCACCTGCATTGTTGCCTGTTTTAATGGCGGCCTGTTTAATCATTTGAGCGCCTAAATTTTCCACTTGGTCTTCTAAGTCGGAAATTTGTTTAGCACAAGTAACTCCATCTTTTGTGCTTCTTACTTCACCATATTCAGTGTAAATGACATTTCGACCATTTGGTCCTAATGTTGAGGTAACTGCGTTGGCTACCTTGTTGATTCCACTGACAAGTTTTTTTCTTGCTTCAGAACCAAATTCAATGTTTTTGTTCATAACTTTGTTTTAGTCGTTTATAATTGCTATTACTTGATTTTCTGCTGTTCCATAGTATTCTTCTCCTTCAAATTCTATTTTGGTTGGTCCCATTTGAGGTAAAATTACCTTTTGACCTACTTTTAATGTTGAAGCTACAAATTCTCCTGTTGCACAGTGATAACCAGGACCTACAGACACAATAGTACCTGTTAGATGCTTTTCTTTTCCTAAGTCTGGCACCACTATGTTTCCATAAGTAGTTTCTTCTTGTGTTTGGGGTTTGACAATGATTGAGTTGAAAACGGCTGTTAATTTCATATAACTTTTTTGGTTTATAACTTATTTTACTATGATAAATATATTAAGATTCAGGTGAATGAACAAGCTTAATTTCTTCTTCTTCAACTAATTGTGCTTCTTCAATTTTTTGACAAAAGTAATATAAACCATCTTTTTTCAACACAGTGTCAGCGCAAATGTACTCCTTGTACTCCTGCACAAAATCTGCAGGAAATGTATCTTCTTTAAGAATGCGCTTAATTATGTATAAAGCATCTTCCCAATCTACTACTTGTTTGCTTATTGTAAACATTATATGTCTTTTTTAACAATGTAATATGTACTTTTTGTGTTAGCTGTTTCAAATGACAGCTTCAACAGTCCTTCTAAGTTAATGCTCATTTTTGCTTTTACAGAATCTTTATTTGCTGATAGTATTTCCTTCAGCAAGTTTGAACTAAAACTTAAAGTAAAGTCAGATAGCACATCTTTTTGTGTAAAGTTAGTCATAAAGTAAGATACTTTATTTGCATATTCAATGTCTCCTCCAAATGTAAGTTCAAGTTGAAAGTCTCCATCTATGCTTGTGGTTGGTTTAAACACAACTGTTTCACTTTCAGACAAGGCAGACTTTGCTTTTATTAGGGCAGTTATAATTTCTCCATTTAATTCTGTTTCTAAATTGAATATGTTAGAACCATTAAATGCTCCAGTTTTTGGAACAGTTAATATGTCTGCTAAGGCATAGTTGACAGTGAATTGATTGTCTGCGATGATAAGTTTAGTAAATGTTTTACCATTTTTAATGTAGTCTAACATTATTTCTCCACTTGAAATTCCTATGAGTTTAAGAAGTTGAGTTGTGTTGCTTATTCCAACTGATGAGTCTACTAAGTTAAAGTTACTGTAGTTTATTTCTCCAATCATTTCTCTAGTTGGAGCAGTAAATTTAATGTTTAGGTTGTTGTCTTTTACATCCCATTTAACTCCTTCTATAAGGCCATTTAAATAGTATTTGTTTATAACCGCTTGAAATTCTACTTTTGAAATCATAACTTTAATATATGTTTTTTTTAGTTAAAGGCAAAGAATTTTCCAACATTTGGATTGAGAGGAGGAAATGTCCATTTTAAATCCTCATATAAACTTTTTAACTTATTGGCTAGCAGTGAGTTAAATATTTCCTCAACGTCAATGTATGTCTTTACAAATTCCTCAATTTCAGGAGGCACTTGAGCATTTGGAATGCCAATTGTTTCTATGTTAAATGGATTTTGTTTTAGGTTGATGATAAACAATTTGTCACCTTCAATTATGCTTTCATATTTTTTGTCTAACTTTTTAAACTTTAACAAGTCATTGTATCTTACAGCTGCTTTTGTGTTAAAGGGAGCTTTCAACTTAAATCTACTAAATATTTCTCCTGTTGTTGCTTTTACTTGATAGTTTGTTATTTGTTTTACTCCCATTGGTTTGCCTAATACTTTAGGATCTAGTGTTTTAAGTGACTTGTAAAAGTTAACAATTGAACTGTCTATTTCTTCTTGTGGTTTTCCAAACAGTATGTCCTTGATAAAATTTTCACCAAACTTTTTAAACAGTTTGTTCATGTTGGACTTCATCAACTCAATGCCTTTCATGTCTAGTTCTTCAACGTCTACTCCTTCCTTGTTGGTAACATACATTGCGTACCTTCTTTTGCCTGTTGTAAGCACTCCAGCACAAATTACCTCTTGTTTGAGCTGAAAGTAGTGAGTGTTGGGCTTGATGTTGAACAAACGTTTGCTTAACTCATTTAAGTAAAAATTGGATGAGTTTTGTATTTCTTGAGCTAATTCTAATATTTTACCATTTTTATCTTCCTGTTTGAGATGTGGAAATCTATGTTTTAAAAGATCACCTAACACAATGTACAGTGAATCTGTGTCACTAATACAAATATTTTGTTTTTTTTCTTTAATTTCAGTGTTGATTTTATCATTTACAAAGTTAATGCTTTCTTTAGTTAGTCTTTGTCCTGAGTTTGTAATGGCTGAACTGCAAATCAAATGACCATCAGTAAATCTCCAACCATTTTTTGCAAATGTACCATACATTGCGTTTTGTAAAATTTTAAAAGAAAATTGAAATAAGTCATATGAATTGTATTTTGTCCAGTCTTTTTCCTTACCTGCTTTTTTCTTTAATGTTCGATAGTGTTCTCTTTTTTCAAACCAACTTTCTAATATTTTTGCAACTACACTTTGTTCATCAGTTCTAAACATAGCACCTGATGCTGCTACTGTAAAGTTGTTTTTTTCAATTATGTCAATTAAGTCTCCTAATTTTATTTTGGTTGATTTAAGAGTGTAATTTTCTTTGTTTAACTTTTCAATATTTACTATTTCACTTGGGTCTCTTTGTTTGAGCTTTTCCAATGAGTGATTTTGTTCATATGTTGGATTATGATCTACTTTAATTCTGCCTACTAATGTTTCAATGCCTAAGTTTAAAGACTTGATAATTGAAGGATACAGTGAGGTAAAGTCTAAGTCTATAACGTCAAAGTACAAGCCTGGCACTGGTTCAAGTATGTATCCTCCAGCATATGTTTCATTTGCCATTTTTAAAGATGAATTGTGTGTTGTTGGTTTATTTGGTGATATGATGCCTTCTCGTTTGAGATATTTTAAAATGGCACCTTCATTCATTACTGTGTTGTAGTAGATGCTCTCATAAGGTATGTTGCATATATGAGATATCATTATGGTTAATTCAATAAATTTAAGTTTTTCCTCTAATTTTTCAATAATTTCAACATCGCGTAAGTTATAGTCAATAAACACATTTAAATCGTTTTTAAACAATGTGTTTAAATTTCCCTCATATTCCACCTTACCTAAGTCAACATATTTTAAACCAATGTCATTTAATTTATATGATGGCTCTTCCTTCATAATGTATTTTTTATGAAGCAACATGTAGTCTAAATGGTTGACTCCTCCTATGGTAACTTGTAAAGCACCTGCAAATTCTTTAAAGTGAA